CGGTGCGGCGCTACATCGTGCAGGCGGACACGGAGGATGGCGTGATGGCGGCGATCATGCGGAAGACGGAGCAGCACAACACAATGCGCGAGCTGATGCGCTTCACGAAAGAGACTTTGGCAGGGCAATCAAACATCACGATCATGAACACGGAGATCAAACAACGAATCGGCGACAACTGGACACTGTATCACGGGGACTGCGTGCGCGTGGCAAAAACACTGGCGGATAATAGCGTGGGGATGGCGGTTTTTTCGCCGCCCTTTGCGGATTTGTTCACCTATTCCTCGGACGTGCAGGACATGGGGAACTGCAAGGACATGGAGGAATTCATGGAGCAGTTTGAATACCTCATCGATGAGCTGATGCGGATCACAATGCCGGGCCGTGAGTGTGCGGTGCATTGCTGTGACCTGCTGGCGACGAAGTGGAAGGATGGCGATATTGAGTTTAAAGACTTTTCCGGGGTGATTGCGAGTGCGTTTCGGGATCGGGGATGGCTGCTGCATTCGCGTGTGTGTATCTGGAAAGATCCAGTGACCGAGATGCAGCGCACGAAGGCACATGGACTGCTCTATAAGACGCTGAGATCGGATAGCAGCAAGAGCCGTGTGGGGAGTGCGGACTATCTGCTGGTGTTTCGCAAGCCGGGGGTGAACCCGAAGCCGATCACGCACACGGTGGAGTCGCTGCCGCTGGATCGCTGGCAGGAGCTGGCGAGCCCGGTCTGGATGACGGTGGATCAAGGGCGTGTGCTGAACGGCCGTGAGGCGAGCGAGTCGAAAGATGAGCGGCATATTTGCCCGCTGCAACTGGATGTGATCGAGCGGGCGCTGACGCTGTGGAGCGCGGAGGATGATGTGATCTTTTCGCCATTCGCTGGCATCGGCAGCGAGGGCTACTGCGCACTGCAAATGGGGCGTCGATTCATCGGCGTTGAGTTGAAGGAGAGCTACTTCAAGACGGCATGTGAGAACCTGGCGAATGCGACGCGGCAGGGGGTGCTGTTTGAGATGCTGTGAGGCACGAGATGAAGAGTGAATCACGAACGAGTATGCGCGACTTTGAAGACATTAAGATGGAGGTGCTGGACCGTGTGGATGCGGTGCGGGTGGCGGAGTGGTGCCAGGTGGGCGGGATGAAGCGGGTGAAGGAGGGGCACTTCACCGCGCCATGCCCGTTTCATGCGGAGAAGTCGGCGTCGTTTAATATCGGCGGCGGGAACGCGTTTCGGGGTCGGATGCACTGCTTTGGCTGCGGGTGGGATGGTGATGTGATCGCGTTTTGGATGGCGGTGAAGGGCTGCGACTTTAAACAGACGCTGATGGATCTGGCGCGTGAGGCGGGGGTGAGTGTGGGCGAGGGGATCGACTACGGGCCGCGTGCGGAGCGGCCGGTGGCGCGGCAGCCGGAAAGGGCGCCTGATGAGTCGCAGCTACCGCTTGAGCTGCCGCCACTCCGTCATTTGAAACGCCAAGAGTGCGAGCTGGTGGCGGAGAAGCGTGGGCTGGATGCGGAGGCGGTGTGGATGGCGGCGCGGAAGTATGCGCGGATGGCTTTTTCGGAGTGGCCGCTGTATCGCCGATGGAATGGCGTGTGGCTGCCGCGGTGCCTGGTGCATGGTCGGAATGGATGTGCGCTGGATAAGGCGAATTGCGTGGCGGAGGAGACGTTTCCGAGCTGGTGCGCGATTGATCGGACGCGGCGGGTGGCGGAGTTTCGCCGGCTGGATAATGCGCTCTACGAAATCAGCGAGGGGCGGAGCATCAAGGCGTGGAGCACGAGGGGAAAGAGCTGGCCGGTGGGCGCAAGCATGATCGGGGATCGCGTGGCGGTGATGCTGGTGGAGGGCGGGCCGGACATGCTGGCGGCGTATCACTTTCTGCTGCGGCATCGCATGCTGGATCGCGTGGCGGTGGTGTGCATGCTGGGCGCGGGCAATCGGCTGCATGCGGAGGCGCTGCCGTATTTTAAGGGCCGACGGGTGCGGATCATGGTGGATGCGGACCCGCTGAAAGATGGTGTGATCGAGGAGGGAATGAAGCCGAAGAAGCGGAGCATGCCAGGGATGGAGGCTGCGGCGCGGTGGGGGGCGCAACTCACGGAGGTGGGGGCGGCGGTGGAGACCTTTTGCGTGGGGCCGCGCTATGAGCCGGAGGACATCGCGGACTGGGGCAGTCGCGAGATCGATGGCGCGGCGGTGCGTGTGCTGACGCCGGGCCTGCTGATGCGGGATGGCTCGACGGTGAAGGATCTGAACGATCTGGCGAAGTGCAGCGAGGACGTGATTACGAGCGCGGATGTGCGCGAGGCGTTCACGTGCTGGGATTTTTGAATGACAGGGAACGAAGCGAGCAACCAACAACTCAACCAAACACCAAAGGGCACACGTGGCAAAAAAACAGACATCGAAGGAGCCGAAGAATCCGCGTCGCGGCAAGGTGATCAAACCTGCCGATGACGCACCGGCGTCGTTTGTGGCTGGTGATGCGGAGGCTCCGAAGGTGTTTGATGAGGCGGCGGTGGCGGAGGAAATGCGGATGTATTGGCGCAGCGGGGATGGTGACAACTTCATGATGCAAAGCGCGGATGGTCGGTGGCAACGCTGGCCCCAACAGGCGACGATCGATGCGATGCGGAGCCTGCCGGGGCGGATGATTGCGATCAAGGCCCGTGAGAATGAGATGCTGAGCGAGGCGAAGCGAGTGATGCTGCACGTGCGGAAGCATCGGAGTCTCGATGAGGTGCTGCCGTCGCTGCCGGGCTATATGTCGAAGATTTACACGCTGGACAGCGGGGAGCGAGTGCTGGTGAAGCAGGCTCCGAAGCTGGTGGAGCCGCGTGAGGGCGACTGGAGCCACCTGCGGGCGCTGATTGAGGGACAGCTCGATCGTCGGGAGCTGGGTGGGATTGATCAAACGCCGTGGTTTCATTCGTGGTGCCAAGTGGCGGCGGATAGCATCCGGCGCGGTGAGCCTGGGCATTGGCGTCAAGGGCATGCGATGATCTTGGCGGGGCCGCGTGGTTGCGGGAAGAATCGACTTCAGGAGCAGGTGATCACGCCGTTGCTCGGTGGTTATGGGCGCTACTGTGACCCGGCAAAGTTTCTGTTTGAGAGCGATGAGTTTAACGGGGATGTGTTTGCGGCGGAGCATCTGATGCTTTCGGAGATCCCGACGCCGTCGCAGCGCACGGTGGATCGCACGAGTCTCGCGGAGAAGATCAAGCAGGTGGTGGCGAATCCGTCGCAGCGGATGCGTTTGATGCGGACGGAGCCTTGTAGTGTGTCGCCCTATTGGCGGCTGACGATCTCGGTGAATGACGATCCAGATAAGCTGCGGTCGCTGCCGATCATCACGGCGGATTTTGGCGACAAGGTGCTGGTTTTTCATTGTGCGGCGCGGCCGCTGCCGATCATCACAACGAACAGCATCGAAAACCAAAAGGAGTTCCGCGAGGTGATGGAGCGGGAGCTGCCGTGCTATCTGCACTGGCTGCTGAACGAGTGGCAGATTCCCGAGGAGCTGAAGGTGTATGAGGACGGGAAGAACGCGACGCGGTTTGGTTTCCGCGAATACCATGCGCCGTGCATCAAGGACGAGTTGTTTGACGATACACCGGCGGCGCAGCTGATGAGCTTGATCGATTCGGCGGTGTTTCGTGGTGTGGAGAGCAGCGGCGAGGGGATGCTGGGTGATGGGCCGCAGGAGATGAAGCTGTGGGATTTAGTGGGCGACAAGGAAGTGCCGCCGATCTGGGTGGGTGGGCAGCATGTGCGCATCCGTGCTTGGCATGGCAAGGCGGAGACGCTCCAGATGCTTTTGACAGGCGAAGGTGGCTGCCACTGCAACGTGGCGACTATGGCAAAGAAGCTCTTCCAGCATAACAAGTGCAGCACCCTTCTCGGGAGGTTGTTCGCTGATGAGCATTTCCGCGACATTCGAGTGACCAAAAAGGACACGAGTGCGTGGAAGGGGTGGATGATCGCGCCACCTGCGGCGTGATGCGATGATCTGAGCTCGCCACGATGCGAGCGATTCAGAAAATCGGCCTGTGTGACTGGCGCTTGCTGCTTGTGACGCGTCATGCCGTCATTGTGGAACGCCTAACAATGCGAGCGTGGAACGTGTTTGTGACGGCGTGCCGCCTGCAAGGCGGTGATTGGTATGCAAACAAGGCGCTTTGCTTTTATGATGGTATTTTATTTGGAAGAGAGAAAACCAGTAGTCATCCCGTCATTCTAAATGTTCCACGTTTTACGATCTAGCGTTCCACAATGACGGCGGTGCCGTCATTGTGGAGGCATGAGGCGGCATGGGTGGGGTGGGTAAGGAATCTTTTTCCAGCCCGCCCCTGCCACTCGGGTTTAACGTCTCTACGCGTTTGAGCGAGCGGGTGCGCAAACGTGTTTGCGCATGGTTTGGGCGCAAGGTTTGCGTTTTGCGCGGGTTTGTTGCGCTTTGACACTGAAAGCGCACCATGGCGCGGTCGCATGCAGAATCGGGGCTGGTGAAGCTCTACATGGCTGCGAAGGGGGTGGCCCTTCGCACGGCGCAGCTTCATGCCAAAAACCGGCACCCGGACTATGTGGCGTTTTTGGCGACGCAGGGGGCAAAGGCATTGGAAGTCTCTGACCCGAGTGAGGAGCAAAAACGCGCTCTGGTCGCCGTGATGGGTGGGCAAGAGCCACCCGGAGATCGGCTGGTTCATGTGGCCCCGCCTGCGATGGAAAAGCCGCAGGACCAATGGACGCCCGAAGAGTATGCCGAGTGTCAGGCGTGGGCCGGGCTGGTTGCTGCCAATGCGCAGCGCGAGGTGGCTTTGGATCGTGGCGATCCGATGGCAGCCATTGGCTTTGTCAAAATCGCGGCGGATTCGCTGAAGTCCTACCACCTCGCTCGGCAGCGTCGAGTGCAGGCCGAGCTGGAAAGCGGACGGCTTCAGCCCATGTCCGCCTGGCAGGACGCCAAAGCCGCGCTCATGAAATTCGTCTCGCTCTTCGCGTCGTTTGAGGGGCGCATTGCTCAACGGGCAAACCCCGACAACCCTCAGCATGCCATGCGGGCCATCAGCCAGTGGCGAGAAGAGGAATTCAACCCTGCGCTCGAAAACGTGCTCGCGGAGCTTGCCCTATGAATCCGACCCCGCAGCAACGCCGCGCCGCGCTGGTGCAAAGCGAGGTGCTCGGAATGTTCCGCACCCAGCGGCGCAAAGCCGTCGTGCCATGGCTCGAGGAAAACATCATCCTCCCGCGCAAAATGGCCCCGAACTCCGCCGGGCCGTTTCGCACCGCCTCACGCCCGTTTCAGCGGCCGATTCTGGAATGTTTCAACCCCGAGGCCGGCATCAATGAATGCGGCGTCTCCGCCGGGGTGCAGATCGCCAAGACCACCATGCTCACGCTGGGAGCCGCGTATCGCCTCGTCAACGCCCCCATGCCGATCCTCATGATTGGCAGCTCACGCGATTGGACCAAGACCGAGCTCAGCGAAAAGCGCATGCAGGTCCTTATCGACGAGAACCCCATCCTCGCCGCGTGTAAGCCCGCCAACTCCGACCGCTACCGTTCCATGTCGATGGATCTCTCTGGCGGCATGGTCAACTTGGTCGGCGGCAACTCCCCCGGTGCCCTTTCCGGCGGCTCCTACGGCATCACCCTTTGCGACGAAGCCTCCAAGCTCATCCAGAGCGAAAGCGACCAGGCACCCGAGGCCCACCCGTTTCACCTCATCGCCAAACGCACCGACGGATTCGGTGCTCTCGAGTTCCACTACTACTCCAGCACGCCAAACAGCCCCACGCATCCATTTTGGAAATACATCCTCGCAGGAGACCAGACCCATTTCTACACCGAGTGTCCGCACTGCCACGGCTGGTTTTACCTCGACTTCATCGGACGGCCCGAAGATGTCGAAGACTACAACACCCACCTCGGACTCACTCTCCCCAGCGATTACAAATCCCTCACCTGGGACAAAGACGCCCGCGAAGCCTCCGGGCAATGGGACGAGGCCCGCGTCCGCGAATCCGTGCGCTACATCTGCCCGCACAACGGCTGCGAGATCACCGAGCTGCACAAGCAGGCGATGGTCGAAGGTTGCGCCGAAAAGCGGCACAACGCCCTCGCCGCCAAAAACCGCCGCACCTTCATCCTGCCTTCGTTCTACTCGCCCACCAAGAGCTTTGGCACCATGGCATGGGACTTCCTCGACAGCCTCAAAGACATGTTTGGGCTGCAAGACTACTACAACAGCCGCCTCGCCCGCCCGTGGACCGAATACAACGTCAACCTCAAGATGGACGATGTCGTCAAAGCCATCGCCGACGGCAAAAACGGCCGCCCACTCTATCGACGCGGCACCCTCCCCTTCAAGCCCCTCCGCCTGCTCCTCAATGCCGATCCAGGCGAAGCCACCACGCACTGGGAACTCACCGCCCTCGCCCACGACGGCGGTGTTTGGGTTTGCGATTGGGGCACCGTCGTCTCATCCAAAGACCTCCTCACCACCGACTTCCTCCGCGCCCGACACATCATCGTCGAGGGCACTGGCGAAAAAATCTTCGCTGTGCGTGGCTACCTCGACACCGGCTGGCAGCAAGACGACCAACTCGACGTGTGCGCCGCCTCCAAAGGCTTCTTCATCCCCGTGAAAGGCTCCGATGCCAAACACGGGCAACTCCACGAAACCCGCGTCGCCACACGTCCCCAGATGTCTCTCCTCGTCTTCAACGACCGCGAGGTGAAAAACATGCTTTACGCCAACCGCATGATGAAGCGCATCGACGGAGCATTTCACCTTCCCGTCGATGCCGACCCCGAAGTCAAACTCGGCCACACCGGCCAAAAACGCGACGCCGACGGCGAATGGCAACGCGTCCCCCACGATCACTTCGGCGACTGCTCCAAATACACCTGCATCGATTACCAGCTCCTCCGTGCTGGCGGCATGCTTTGAACGATAAGCACAGCAACCGAGGGAGCGGAAATATGAGCACCGAAAATCAGTATAAAATCACCGCCGCGACCGAAGGTTGCGCTGCTGCGGCTGGGTATGTGTGCCGCCGCTGCAACGTGCCGATGACTCAAGGTATGGCGATACCTCCAGCGATACAATGCAGCGACGAGGGGACATGCAGCTACGCCATTTGGAGCACAAAAGCTCCTCTCGTGCCTGTCTGGAAATGCCCCAAGTGCGGACACTCCATCACTACACATACCACCCAGCTCGCCGACAAGCGAGCCTAAGCGAGACGTTCGGCGCAGCGCACGTTCGGCTAGTCATTTCTCCTTCCCGCCTCCGGCGGGTTTTGACACCCGCCCGCCCGCATGGCGGCCGTTTCCATTGCAGACCTGACTTCCGACTATCGTTTCCACGCCCGCATCTTGTATCCGGGCGACAACGCCGCGCAGCTCCAATGGCTCACCGATCAATACCTCCTCCTCGCGGAAGATCGCAGCGGTGCCGAGATCACCGCTCATGCCTTTGAGGGATCGTCCCACTCCGCGCAATTCCGCGATTCCTCACCCGAGCAGCGCCGTCAGGCCGTCCAGGCTGCCATTGAAGCCGTCGAGGCCAAAATCGCGGGCCTCGTGGACAATTCCGAGCGCCGACCCTTCGGCTTCCGCTTCG